AGAAACAAATACAGAAGGAAGCAAGCCAGACTTTTAATTATGGTATCAAAGGGACAAACACCTACCGCCCTCCTGCTCAACCAACACCTCAACCTACCCCTACTGTTGTCGTCCAACCACCACAGCAGCAGCAGCAACCACAAGCTCCTGTAACTACCACGCCTGCTGCAACAACTGCAACACAAGATACTGGCACAACTGCTGCCGGCGGAGATTCAGGTGGCGGAGATTCAGGAGGTGGAGATGGAGGCGTCACACCAGCAGCACCTACTATTGATTATCAATCAATGTTTGATGATCAGCTTGCTGCAATGCGTGATCAGTTTGCTAAACAAGCTGAAGAGCAACAGCGTGCTTATCAGTTGATGATCAGTCAATATCAAACTGCTCAACAACAAGCTGCTAAAGATGCAGAACGTCAGCGTAGACAGATGCAGATTGCTCAAGCTTATGGGCAGCAAGATCCTGCTGACGTAAGGTTTAGTAGGTCTCGTGCTCAACGTGCTGGCATGGTTAGTGCTGGTGCAACTGGTGCTTTTGGTCGTAAAGGTTTACGCATTAGTAATTTGAATATTCCTGGCAAAAGTGCTACAAGTAATAACCAAGCTGGATCCTTCGCATAATAACAATGTCTGCTAAAACTAGATACGACGTTTTATCCAGTGACCGTGCCCAGTTCTTAAACGAAGCTGAACAGGCATCTAAACTTACACTTCCTTACTTGATTCGTGGACATGAAGAACATGTCTCCGGCATGAAAAATCTTTTGACCCCTCATCAAAGTGTTGGTGCGAAAGGTGTTGTGACTCTGGCATCTAAGTTGATGCTAGCTCTCCTTCCCGTTCAAACCAGCTTCTTTAAACTACAACTTGACGAGAGTCAGTTGGGTCAAGAGATGGGACCAGAGATTAAATCTGAACTTGATTTATCTTTTGCAAAAGTCGAACGAATCATCCTTGAATCAATTGCTGCTACTGATGATCGTGTTGCTGTGCACCAAGCACTGCTTCACCTTGTTGTCGGTGGTAATGCTTTGGTTTTCATGGGACGTAAAGGTCTTAAAGTTTATCCTTTGAATCGCTTTGTTGTCGATCGTGATGGCAACGGCAACGTGATTGAAATCGTCACTAAAGAACGCATCAACAAAAAACTAATTGAAGATAAACTTCCTGAGAACTATCTACAGGATCGAATGGTCAGCGATAACTACGGTGACTACGATGATGAATGTGATGTGTACACACATGTAAGACGAGAGAACAATCGTTTTGTATGGCACCAAGAAGTTTATGACTACAAGCTAAAAGGTTCTGAAGGTAAAGCACCTGAAGCTACCAACCCTTGGATCCCACTGCGGTTCAACACCGTTGATGGTGAGAACTACGGACGTGGTAGGGTCGGTCAGTTCATCGGTGACCTGAAGTCACTTGAAGCACTGACACAAGCCCTGGTTGAAGGCAGCGCAGCAGCTGCTAAGGTAGTATTTGTGGTGAGCCCCAGCTCTACCACCAAACCTGCTACCCTGGCTAACGCTGGTAACGGTGCTATCATCCAAGGTCGTCCTGATGACGTTGGTGTCATTCAGGTTGGTAAGACTGCTGACTTCCGCACTGCCTATGAGATGGCTGGTGTGCTTGAGCGTAGGCTCAGTGAAGCATTCCTGATTCTTAATGTCAGGGATAGTGAGCGCACTACAGCGGAAGAAGTTAGGATGACTCAGATGGAACTAGAGTCTCAACTTGGTGGACTATTTAGTCTGCTTACTGTTGAGTTCCTTGTACCATATCTGAACCGTAAACTTGATACTGCTCAGAAGTCTGGAGAGATCCCACGACTGCCTAAGAACATTATCAAACCTACAATTGTTGCTGGTATCAATGCCCTTGGTCGTGGACAAGATCGTGATAGCTTGACACAGTTCCTTACTGTACTTGCTAACACACTTGGACCTGATGCCATTGGTCAGTTCATTAATACTGATGAAGTGATTAAACGCTTTGCTGCTTCTCAAGGTATTGATGTACTTAATCTTGTACGTTCAATGCAAGAAGTACAACAAGAACAACAAGCTGCTATGCAACAGCAGATGGCTATGCAACAACAACAGATGGAGGTTGATGCTATGAAGGCACCAATCAATGATCCTTCTAAGAACCCTGAGCTGAACCCAGCTCTCATGCAACAACAACAACAACCACCTAGTTAATCCATATGGCTGAAGTAATGTCCATGATTCCTGACGAAGCCCCAGCAGGAGAACTTAATGCTGATGAGCAAGAGTCTCTGCAGGTCGGGGAGCAGATGGAACAGGAGCAAGAGCAGCGTCTTGCTGGTAAATATAAAAACGCTGAAGAACTTGAGGCTGCTTACCTTGAACTTCAAAAGAAACTTGGTGAGCAACCTGAAAGTCAAACTGAAGAGTCAGAACCTGAAGACACTGGCTCTATCTTAGATCGTTTGTGGGAAGAGTCTCAATCAGAGCTTACTCCTGAAACAATCAAAGCTATCTCTGAAGCTGATCCAACAAAGCTTGCAGAGATGTACCTTGAGTATCGTACTCAACAAGAGTCTTCACAACAATCATCTACAATGACTGACCAAGATGTTAATGGTCTTAAAGGTCTTGTTGGTGGTGAAAATAACTACAATGAGATGCTTGGTTGGGCAAGTCAAAACTTGTCTGAACAAGACATCGAGATGTATGATGCAGTGATGGAGCTTGGCAATCCTGCTGCTGCTAGGTTTGCTATTGAAGCACTAGCTTATCGATACCAAGAATCAAATGGTGTCGAAGGTGACCTTGTTCAAGGTAAGTCACCGGGTGTTGGCGGATCATTCCGCAGTCAGTCAGAAGTTGTACAAGCTATGTCTGATCCACGTTACGACAATGACCCTGCTTATCGTCGTGATGTGATGCGAAAACTCGAACGTTCTAACGTACAATTTTAATGACAACAACCACTAACGAACACGGTCAACAAAACATCTTTGCTAAAGAACCACCTATCATTATGGAAAACATCACTGTGACACACAATGAAAAAGCTGAGCAGCTTAACGGTCGTCTTGCTATGCTGGGCGTCATGGCTGCTCTGGGCGCTTACGCTCTAACTGGTCAAATTATTCCTGGAGTTTGGTAATGCCACAAGGTAAAGGTACTTACGGTACAAAGAAAGGTCGTCCACCTAAGAAAGGTACTAAAAAGTAATGGCTAAGAAAGGTCTTTACGCTAACATCCACGCAAAACGATTGCGTATTAAACAAGGCTCTGGAGAAAAGATGCGGAAGCCCGGCAGTGCTGGTGCTCCTACCGCAGCTAACTTCAAACGAGCTGCTAAAACTGCTAAGAAAAAATGATTACCTGTCCTGATTGCACGCCAGCTCAACAGTATGTGTTAGAGCAACTACAGACTCGTGCTGAAGTTACTGACAAGACTGCCCTGGCTGTGATCATGGGCAACATCGAACAAGAGTCTAACTTTCGCTCCAAGGTATGTGAGGGTGGGGCTATCGTGCCCTACGATCAGTGCCTGAGAGGCGGCTACGGGCTCATACAATGGACCTCCCAGCATCGTTATGATGGATTGGGTACGTTCTGTAAACAATGGCGCTGTGACCCATCCTCGTTGGAGGGTCAAACACGTTACATGATTAATGAGATGAAGTTTAGAGATGACTTACATGCATTTCAAACCAATCATCAAACAGTTGATTACTACATGAACCATGCTTACTACTGGTTAGGATGGGGCATCCATGGTAATCGCACACAATACACTTATTCTTTTCTTAATAAACTACAATGAAATTTCTTGCTATCCTCCCCGCCGCTGCCCTGGCTGCAACCCCTGCTTTCGCTGGTCCTTATGTGAACATCGAAGTGAACTCTGGCTTCACTGGTTCTGACTACGGTGGTACTGTGATCGACAACCACATTGGTTACGAAGGTTCTAACTGGTACATCCAAGGTGGTCCTTCTATTGTGTCTCCTGATGGTGGCAACAGTGAAGTTGAACTGTCTGGTAAAGTTGGTGGTTCTGTACCTCTGACTGAAAAGCTTGGTGCTTATGGTGAGCTTTCTTTTGCTACTGGTAATAGCGACAACAGCTACGGTACTAAAGTTGGTGTGAAGTACAGCTTCTGATTTAATTAAATATGTGGTGGGCGGGTCGGAAACTTTATCTAATTAACTAATGGCTACTTCTGTACTTACTCAACAGCAGAGGTCAACCTGGGAAGAGTTTTGCTCCTGGGTTACCTCTACTAACAACCGTCTTTATGTTGGCTGGTTTGGAACACTGATGATTCCGTGTCTCCTTGCAGCTACTACTTGCTTTATCATTGCGTTCATCGCTGCTCCTCCTGTGGACATCGATGGTATTCGTGAACCAGTTGCTGGCTCTTTGCTCTATGGAAACAACATCATCTCTGGTGCCGTCGTGCCTAGCAGTAACGCAATTGGACTACATTTGTACCCGATCTGGGAAGCCAATACCCTTGAAGAATGGCTGTACAACGGCGGACCTTATCAGCTCGTTGTGTTCCATTTCCTTATCGGTATCTTCTCTTACATGGGACGCGAATGGGAACTTTCGTACCGACTTGGGATGAGGCCCTGGATCTTTGTTGCTTACTCTGCCCCCGTGGCTGCAGCGACTGCAGTCTTCCTTGTCTACCCGTTTGGACAAGGCTCTTTTTCTGATGGGATGCCTCTTGGCATTTCCGGTACGTTCAACTTCATGCTGGTCTTCCAAGCTGAACATAATATTCTTATGCATCCTTTCCATATGCTTGGTGTTGCCGGCGTATTTGGTGGGGCTCTGTTCTCAGCTATGCATGGTAGTCTTGTCACCAGTTCTCTTGTTCGTGAAACGACTGAGAATGAATCTCAAAACTATGGCTATAAGTTTGGTCAAGAAGAAGAAACTTATAACATTGTTGCTGCTCACGGTTATTTTG